GTAGTAGGTTTATTAGGTGAAATAATACCTTCACGTTTAAGATGCTTTAATATAGCACCCTCATTCATTACAGTATTATAGTAAATTGATTCGTAAGGAATATTGCAAATGTGAGATATCATTATTGTTAAATTGATAAACTTGAGTTTATCTTCTAGCGCTTCAATAATCTCAACGTCACGAAGGTTATAATCAATAAAGGCATTTAAATCATCTCTAAATAAGGTGTTTAAGTTACCTTCATATTCAATTTTACCTAATTTAACATATTTTGTTCCAATGTCACCTAACTTATATGATGGTTCTTCCTTCATAATGTACTTCTTATGAAGTAACATATAATCTAGATGATTAACACCTCCAATTTTAATTTGGTTTTCACCATTAAATTCACGTGCTTCTACTCTTCCAATAGGAGATAAACGTAATACTTCATCTTCACCTACAACTTGTTTAATTCGGAAATAAAGATAAGGCATATCAAAGTAAGCTGAGTTGTAACCTACAAGAATAGTAGGGTCTAACTCCTCAAATTTAGATAAAAATTTACCTATTAATTCTCTTTCAGACTTACAAGGAATAATATGCTTTCCATCTTGATTTGTTTCTTTAATTTGATCAGATGGATCAACAATAAGACATATTTTTTGTTTTGTAGTTGTATCTATTAAAGCAATAGAAGTAAGAGGCATAGGTGCCTGTTGAATGTAACTAGGAGTTAAAGCCCCACCCATCTCAATCTCAATATCTATATAAACAATATTGTGCCAAGATGGTACTACATCTTCCTCTTTATAATATAGTTCTCGTAGTGCATATAAGGATTTATCAATATCTTTTTCTAATAAATCTTTATCTTCTTTATTATATTTTTTAGTAGGAATAGCCCATCCTCCTGTTAAAACAGGGCGAGCATTTTCTTGCCACGCAGGAACACGTTTCCAAAACGTAGGCTGGAGTTGAAAATCCATCCAGCCTTGTTTATCGTCTCGTAGATGATAAGTGTACGTTTGATGGTTATAGTATATTGCTTGATACATAACCTAAAGATAATAACTTTTATTTAAATCACCAAATTTAGTCTAATTTGGAATCTGTAAAGGATTCTATTTGGTATATTTGAGATGTTGTTGATAATGCTCCTCTAACTATAATTTGATATATTTTCCCTCCAAATGGTGTTCCTAGTCCTTGTCGAGAACCTATAAATAAAGTATGATTCCCAAAAGTACCTACCCCAGTAGCTGTATTATTAGGAGTCCATGTAATTTGGGAACCGGTAGGTTGGACAAAATTTAATCGTGGGATTAGTTGAGAGCCGGATGTTGTTTGTGATATATCAAATAAACCAGTAAAAATATCATCTCCATCAACAACATTACTTATTGCTGCTCTAATAGAAGTAGTAGTACCGCGTACATATAAACTATGATCGTTTACAGCACTCGGAGCACCAAATAAAAATGCACCATCGTTAGCAGTAGCATTTGGGCTGAGTTCGAGGGGGATACCTGCTGAGCTTGAATCAGTAACGTGTATTCCTATACATGCTGTCATCTGAGCAGTTGCTACAAAGTTAATTGCTGGGGTGAACAATTGGGTAGCAGGTGTTTTTGTAAATGTTATATTTGGATTTCCTTCAGCGTCAATTTGATATGTTGGGCGAGTAGTGTTATCGGCTGCTGCAACCGCATGATTACCATTACCTGATTTGTCTAGCCATTTTCCTACAAATTGTCCTGCTGTGGTTACAGGAATAGTACCTGCTACATCTTGAAACATAGTTGATAAATCACCAGCATCAAACCATACTCCTTTCTCCCCAGCTGCAAATAATGAAGAGGATGGATTAAAAGTTACCATATTAAACTGACCAGTACCTTGAAATCTAAAATTAGTTCCATTAATTGGAGCAGCAGGAGTAAATGTTACAGATGAGGTACCAGGTTGAACTACAACTGAGTTTATAAATTTAGATGTAACAGGACCCATAATTGCTGTGGATGGGAACCAAGATCCTGAAGCACAAGTTGGCTTGCCTGTAAATGTGCCATCACTACCAGGTATTGTTGATAGTGTAAAATAAGATGAATCGCCTGGGTTTGTAAACATAAGTAAGGTTGAGCCGGAAATAATTTCTCCGGCTGATCCTGTTCCAGAAAGTTGTGCTGCAGTGTATGATGCCATTATTGTTGATTGTTTTTAATAAATATGGCCAAGTATTAGGAAATTATTTGCTCCAGTTTGTATTCTGTTCATGAAAACCAAAAACACCTGATTTTTTATCTAAAAGAGTATCTTGGAAAAAATAATTAAAATTTATTCCTAACATATGAGCCCATTCTGTTAATCCAAAAGGGCCTATAGGTTCTAGTCTATTGGGGGTATATTGTTTAGTTTTCATATATGTGTCCCCATCATGTTTTAATTTAACCCTCTCCATACAGAATTTAATACATGATCCTAAAATATTAGGTTTACTATAAATGAATGGGTCATCTAAAAGATAAACCATTTTATTTTTAACTAATATTGAATTATCATGAAATGCAGGTAAAATAAGATCAAAATTATAGTATAATACTTCATTTAAAATCTTATTAAAAGACATATTCCAAGATATATCAAAATCAGAATATATTCCTCCAAACTTATCTAAAATTAAATACTTAAGTAGGTTACATTTACACACAAATGTTAAAGTAGACCAATAATCTAACAAGTTATTATCTTCTAATATAGTCAAACATTCATCATTTTTCCATATTTTAAAAGAAAATCCGGGGTTAATTTTAATACACTTTTCATAATTTTTAATATACCTTGATGGAATTTCTTTATTTCCTACCCATATATAGTGTACTAACATTATTTTTCTTCAAAAAATTGTTTAAGATTTGGTCTAAAATAATTGATATTTTTCATTACTTTACGATCTCGAGAACGATATACAATCCAATAATCACCTACTTTTTCATAGTGACATGGCTCACCTTGCTCTTCAGATCGAACTTTAACAGTTGCTTTTGCTTCTGTTTCATCTTTACAAGCTTTAGACATATTACTTGCTTGAACTTCTGAGTATGCAGGTAGAATTTTGTCTTTTAGTCCATGAAGCATAGCTCCATTTCCTAAAGATACATAAGTAATATCGCATAATGCATCTAATACTTCTACAACATTTCCTGTTTCACAAGCATGTTTATATTCCTCTAATTCTTCTAGAATAAAATCATAGACAAACATCCATTCTTTTTTACTTGGGATAGTAGGTTCATAATTATTTGGTTTACCCATTGTAGCATTAAATTCCTCTACTTCGCTAATAAATGGAACATAATTTTCTTTTACCATAATATCTACTTCGTTTTTAGCCCAGTCAATATTTACTTCAGAAACTCCTAAATCTTTTAATTCAGTTTCTAAACTATGTTTAAGTTTATCTGCTTTAGATTGATACATGACCATTATTTATTTTAAGTGAATCAAAAAATTCTTTACGTGCTAGATTATCGTTTTCCATAAACACACCTGATGCTTTGGTGGTAACCATTGCAGCACCTTGGTGTTTGATGCCTCTACAACTAACACAATTGTGAGTAGCAACCACAGTTACAATAACACCTAAATTCTCTTCACAAACTTTATTTACAGCTTGATGAATTGCCGCTGTTAGTTGTTCTTGAATAGCTCCTCTACGGCCAAAGTGTTCTACAATACGATTTAATTTTGATAAACCAATTACTCTACCTTCAGCACCTGCTATATAACCAATATGAACTACACCTCTAATTGTTTGATGGTGGTGTGAACACATTGATGTTAAATTGATATTACGTTCAATAATTACACCATCATATCCATCTGATGGGAATGATGTAATATCAGTAAATCCATTGTATCGGCCAGCCCATAGATCATTAACATAGGCTTTAGCTACGCGACGAGGTGTATCAGCAGAGTTAGGATCATTTTGCCAATCACATTTTAGTGCTGTTAAAAAGTTACCAAAATGTACAGATGCTTCATCAATCATTTGTTGTTTTTCCTCGTCCGTTAAAGGGCGATCTGAAGCAGATCCATTTGCTAAGCCAGTTTTCACACACTCAATATCGTTGTGAAATTTTCTTCTATTATTTTCCATATAACCTTAATATAATAAAACTTTTTTATTTTCCCACAATATAAGGAAGATTTCTATGAAATCCATCTTCATCATCCATTCCATACCCCCATACCCATTCATCTTTAATTTCAAATAAGTAATCTAAATTTTCAATAGATACAACATTTTTTTCTCGTTTAATAACAGTAACAACATTTATGCTTTTTGGGTTTCTTTTAGAAAGATTATTAATTAAATAATCAATAGTTCTTCCTGAGTCATAGATATCATCTATAAGGTAGATATGTTTATCTTCAATTGATGTTTCTATACCTTTTATAGTAATAACTTCTCCTTGTTCCTGTCCTAAGTAACTTTTTACTCTAATAAAATCACATTCAAAATTAGAAATAGATATATTTTTAGTTAGATCACTAAAAAACATAAATCCACCATTAAGAATGCAAACAAAAACTATAGGAGTAGAATCGTCTTTATGGCGTTGAGAAATTTTAAAACCTAACTTAAAAATCTTGTCTTGAATTTTTTGTCTATCAAATAATATTTTCATAAAATTCCTTTATTGAATGTAAACCTGGGTGGTGTGTAATTGTTCCTTTATAAGATACAACCATATGAGGATAATAATCTACCTCAAATTCTTGTTCTAAATCAGTATTCTCATTAATTTTAACTAACTTAAATTCTAATTTATCAGCAATTTCCTTAATCAGTGGGGATGCAACCTTACATGCATCGCACCAATCTGCATAGAATACTACTATTGCGTTTTCTTTTTTTAATGCTTCAGTTAATAATTTTTTATTCATTATACTTCTCGTTTTGTATTAAATGCTATAATATGTTCTCTACCAGTAAAATTATAACCATTATCTCTACAAAAATCCATCACCATAGGATACACTCGGATTAATTCATCTCTTGTATCACCAGGAGGCATTAGCCAAGTCTTACGTTTTGGAATATCCATTTCAACTCTAAATACTTCAATCTCAGCCCACGCTTCAGGCATTTCAATAGGATTACAAACCGGTTTAAAATGATAATCGTAATGATATTCTAATGTTTTTCTTATTACTTCTTTATCCAAACGATATTTGTTATGTTGGTCCACCATTTTTTGATCTGCAATTTTACCTTGCGGAGTAAGAGTCCCGAGTGCAGGAACGCTGTTACTAAACTTAGGACTAAGAGATATAAGACCAATAGGGTGGTCAGTTTCAATGAAATGAGAACCTTCTGTCTCGATTGTAATAAATAGGCCACGTTTTTCTGCTAAATGGGTTAGTTCATTTACTAGATCAGGATGCATTGTAGGCGAACCACCTGTTAACATCATTTCTCTAATATATGGGTTATTGTCATACATAGCGATAATATCATTAAACGTGTATTTTCCTTTTTCAGGATGAATACTAGTATACCAGCTATCACACCACCCACCATCACCAAACCAGCAACGATGTGTGCATCCTGTGGTTCTAATAACCACTGTAGGCATTCCTGCTCTACTACCTTCAGATTGTACGGCTGTGTATAACTCTACAATAGGTAGGTTTTTATTATAATCTTCTATTCTACCTGGTTTTTTATTCTCCATAAATAGCTGAGTTTTTGTTATGTTCTTTAAATTCTACTTGAGTAACACGTACTCTATTATTTGTCTCTTGTAATACAAATTCATTTACCTTATTGTAGATGTATTTAGCAAATTGCTCTGCTCCAGTAGCTGGTATTATTCTTAATTGGATAAGTTTACCTGCATCCATATCTTTAAATAATTCTAAATACATATCATCTTCCGCTATAATTACAGTATGATCAAACATATAATCCATCCATGCTTTAGGATTCATACCATCAATAGTACCTTTAGCTCTTTTCATACCACCAAAGTCCCATACCCAATTCTTTTCATCTAATTCACCTTCAAATGTGATCTTAAATGAAATACCATAACCATGTAGAAATTGACAGTGTGTTCCATCTGCTCTCCATTGACGGAATACAGTACTAAACCCATCAAATATTTTTGTTGATTGAAATTTTGTTTTAGTTCCCATAATTTAACCAGTCTATAATTTGATTATAGGATTTAACTCCTGTGAAGCGTCTTAATTCTTTTCCATTTTCTGCTAATACAACAACAGGAACACTGCGTACTTGGGCTTCTGTTAACACAGCAGGATCAACATGATCTACATTTTGTTTAATAACTGGGATTTGTCTTGCTACTTCATCCATTATTGGTCCTAATGTTTGGCAAGGTTCACACCATGGTGCGCTATAATAAAATAATACTTGGCTCATACTAATTCTTCAATTACACCTAATGCTTCACTAGCAATTAAAATACTAGCTGCAATAGGAATGTTAATAAATAAAGCTACATATCCTACAATTCGTAAGATAGATTTAGCAAAACTAATTTGCTGGTGTTTTTTAGGGTCAGGATGCTTCATCGGTTTGTTTATTTTGTAATTCCAATTGTTGTTTTTGTAACATAGCTGAAAATTGGGTTTCAAACATATGTCTTTGTTTAATTTCATTTTCATTGCGTTTTACAATACGCTTATTATGGGCTTTTTTACCACCTCGTTTTTTAGATGTTGGCATTATTGTGATTATTTAAAATTGTTTTTACATGTTCTACTACTGTTTTCCAACTTACAGGGCCTGTTTCATCAGCATATTCAACTGGGTCAGGTTTGCCTAATTTCATAAATGCTTCAACTCGTTCTACTGATGATGCTGATTTATAATCTGAGTACCATGTTCCTGCGAATGAATCTTGTCTTAATCCAGTTGATGATGGTATGAAAATTGGTTTATAAGATGTATTTGTACGCTTATACACTTCATTAAAATCTAAACCTAAACGTTCACAACACTCAGCTCCATCTTCTAGAATACCAAATTTATCAGTATGTAAATAAGGAGTATAAACATTTACTTTTTCACTTCCCCAATTGCCCATTTTAAATGCTTCAAAATCAACATCTCTAAATTCTTGTCTACAATCAGGATAAATATCATGGTCGCCGGCATGAATACCCATTGCTATATCGCAAAAAGTATTTTTCTGTTCAGCAATTGATAACGCAACTGCTTGAATGATTGAACTAAAAATCTTATTACGATTTGGAACTACGGTTGCCTTCATGTTCTCTTCAGCATAATGTCCTTCAGGAACATCCTCACCTCCAATAACTAATGCTGAGTTTAGTAATTCAGATAGACCATCTAGTTTAATTACTTGATGTTTTACAAAATATGGGTATTCCATTGTTTTAGATTCTTCATCTATAATACAATATCCATTGATATAGCTAATTAAATCTTTAGCACGCTCTAATTCTACATTATGTTTTTGTCCATAATCAAATGATAATGCTGTAACTTCATAACCATAATCAAGTAGGTGAAGTAATAGTGTGGAGCTATCCATCCCTCCACTTAATGATAATACTGCTTGTTTTTTCATATATTGTTTATTTTACGGAATAAATCTACATTATATAATGTTAAATCCAAATCTAATTTAGAAAAAGGAATTTTAATGATATCATCAATACGAGTTTTAGGTTTTGAAAGCAAGCCATATGGTTTGTATTTCATTCCATCTATAGCTGCTAAAATTGGGTTTGATGTATCTATTGTTTCAATACAATTTAAATGATGATAACTAAATTCTTGTGGTAATTGACAACCTAATAAATGTAGTTTAACCTCTTGCCAAGAAGCATCTAATGAAAAATCATCAGATAATATTTTAACAAATTTAACTCGCCCTAACATTTTAGCAAAATTAGGGTCTGGGTGGGCTGACAGATCATTATACCAACTTGCTCCATAAGAAATAGCAATTTTTCTATATCCTAGATTGTTTTTTAATTGGTTAAAACATTCAATCCCTTCTAATAAATTATTTGCTTGTACTACAGCTACAAATTTAGTACTAGGATAATCAAATTCTTTTTGAATCCATTCTGTAGCACTGTCAAGAGTTTTATTCTTATCCTGCCAGTGATCAGGTACAATAAATTCATCTGGTTGTAGTTTTTCTAACCAATAGATAAGTCTTTCTTCAGAGTATGGGGTACCTAATTCATGAAGACTATTATCCATTATAATGTATCTTCCTTCTTTTTTAGATTGAAGAAAATAATTTTTATATTCTTCATCTTGATCTAACAAATGTGGTAAACAATAATCGTAGTCATTAAATTGTTTACTTAACTCTAGAAGGCATAATGGCACTTCATGTGAAATTTTAGGTTTGAACATATATTTTATTTAATTATTTAACAAATTCACAAAAAGTCTCTTCTATCATCTCAATAACAAGATCATCTAAGCCTTCAACTTCTCTAAATCTTTCTATATCAAATGTGGGTTCTATATGAACACCATTTAGTACTACAGATGGAGGGTTTATAATTTCTTCTAAACGAATACCTACTTTTTTACTTTGGTGTTCTTCTACAGATCTAACCATGTATAATTTACCTCTATCAGGTAAAAATGCTATTAAATATTTTTGTTTTTCATTAAATGCAGCATTTATGCACTCTACTACAGATCCAACTTTCATATTATTTCTTCCATTTAGCTTTTTCCTTACTATCTACCCAACATATAATCAAATCCGCATCTTCAATGTTTTTAACTTCATATACTGGGGTTGCGGATGAGAGATAGATTGGGGCAAAATATATTAATCCTGGAGATAAACATTCTGCATAAGATGCAACCTCATATCCTAATACATTGGATTGGGATTCATCTGTAGTGATAAATATTTTGTATTTGGCTTGGTATTCACTGTTAACTTTTTTATAACATTGGGCAAATGTTAAATTTGTTAATAATGTAAATAGAATAACTAATGTTTGTTTCATAACTTTTATTTTATATAAAGATAATAAAAAAAGGCCAAAAGGCCAAATTTTATCATTAACCTTTTAAAGTTAATTATTTTATTTTAATAATTTGTTGATTTTACACCACTACCTAAATCAGATAATCTTACTAATTCAGGGCCATCTAAACCTTTAGTTTCTTTTACAGCATAACTTAAAACAAATTTAGCTTTCTCAGATAAAGATCCAGGAGTTTTACCATCGCGAAGATTTTCAAGATATATTCTTGCATCTCTTATAGCTTCTATTTCATCTGGGTCTGGGTTTCCTGTTCTTGAGTTGCTTAGTTCTATTAAATATCCTATAAGAACTGAGTATGGGTTTTCTGCTGAGATTTCGGTTTTGTTTTTAGAAGAAACATTTTGGGGCATATCTTGAGCTTTTATTCCTCCTAAAGATCCAGCTAAAGAGGCTAAACCTACTAAAACATTTTCCTTCCAACCCTCATTTATAGTATTATTTTTATTTAATACATTTTGAATTTCTTCTTTAATAATTTGTTTTAGTTGTGAGGTTTTCATTTTAAAAAATATTTTATTATAAATATGTTTTTAAAGATTACTTTCTTTTAAAGTAAGACCAAAATTCTTCTACTGTTGCGTCTTTATCAAGATCTTGAGGAAAAATTGAATTTGCACCTTTAAATGTTAGAGGTTTAAGAGTTATTGTTTTAGGCTCAACTTTAATAATTTGGTATTCATCACCCATATGGTCTAATACTTTAGTACCTGTTCTAGGTAATCTCTCATTTTCAGATAATGCTTTAGTAATTTCTTCTTTAATAATATTTTTTAATTCAGATTTTTTCATTTTTTTATTTTATTATTTTATTATACATATCATATTTTATATCTAAATTTATATCCTCCTGCGGTTTTATTCTTACCTCTACAGCAATTATTAATATCAGATGATTGGATTTTTAATCCTAAACTAGCTTCTTTAATACTAGACCATTCTTTAATAATATTGTCCTGTTTATCTAATTGGTATATAATTTTTTTTCTTTTTTCAACTATATTAGATATAGATTCTGGTGATAGGGTATGTCCTTTAGCAAATGAGTTTCCTTTATTTCTACTTATTCCTTTATTAGAAATACTTTGCTTAAGTTTTGTTTCATTAGATAATATTTTTCCTATTTTTGATGCTCCTATTTTTTTACGAGATTCAATAGTATGTTTAGATATTCCTTTTTCACACCCACCTCCACCATTATTTTTATTAGTTAATTTATATCCCCAAGCTTTAAACTGTTGTATCCAGTATGTTTCCCAAAATCTCCAATCTTCAACTTCTTCAATTAACTCAATGTGTATTTTATTACCTAATTTACGCTTATGATGGCTTAATCTATACTTTAATGGTTGGGAAGTTTCCCCAACATAAAACGGAATATTGTTACCATCATGTAAAAAATAAATCTTTACCATTTATTATAAATATTCCATTTTAATGTTAGGTAGACTACTATGCCTCGCAGCTAATACATTCACTTAAACGTTGCAAATTATCTCCTCTTAATACACTTTCTGTGCGAAGATAATACAATGTCTTGATTCCTTGTTTATGGGCTTCCTTATGTACTTGGCTGATGAATTTTGGAGTATCATTTGGATCAAAGCATAAATTTAATGAAATAGCCTGATCAACGTACTGTTGTCTAACACCATTTTGTCTTACAATTTCTAATTGGTTGATTTCTTTAAATGTTAAGAATACTTCTTTTTCTTCATCAGTCAAAATATAAGAAGGAACATTAATAACTGAGCCTTGGTCTTTTAGAATTTGATCCCAAACGCTATCGATGTTATATCCTTTAGTTTTAAGTAATTCTTCTAATATCTTATTACGTTTAATAAATACACCTTTTGCTGTTTTTAAATTATAAACGTTAGCAGGAATAGGTTCGATTGAAGGTGATACACCTCCTGAAATGTGAGCATTTGATACTGTAGGTGCAATTGCTAGATGGTGGGTATGTCTTAAACCTGTACCTTTACACCATTCTGGTTCACCGTATAATTCTGCTTGGTTGCGGGATGCTTTTAAAGCACCTTTCTCAATAAAATCAGATATCATTCTTGTATGAGCAGTTGCTTGGATACCTACAAATGGTAATCCTTTTGATTGTAAAAATGTATGCCATCCTAAAACACCAATTCCAATTGCTCTACCTTTAGTAGCAGAACGAACTGTGTTCTCCATAAACTTAACATTCTTAGCTCTATCAATAAACTCTTGCAACACACCTTCTAGGAACCAACACGTTAATTCAGGTAATGTCATTCCATTTTCAAATGTAAAATCTTTCCATTCATCCCAACGTGCAAGGTTTAATGAAGATAAACAGCAAATAAATGAGTGTAGTTCATCTGTGTATAATGAGATTTCAGAACAAATATTAGTCATTGATACATGCAAATTGTTCTTAGTATAAGCTAATGGATTAGCATTATTAACATTATCTTCAAACATGATGTAAGGTTCACCTGTTTCAAGACGTGTTTTTAATATCTCACCCCACAATTTTAGTGCTTTAGGTTCTTTATTATCTAACTCCATCATAAACTTATCATCAATAACAACGCACTGATGTAAATTTAGACATTGGCGGTTAACATCACCTTTTGGTCTACGAATTTGTAAAAATTCTTCAATATCTGGGTGGTTAATAGTTAGATTGACTGATGCTGCTCCTCTACGAACTGATCCTTGATTGGTAGCTAAGATAGTTGAGTCATAGATTTTAGCCCATGGAACAATACCTTCTGATATGCCATTATCTTTAATTTGTTTGCCTCTCCCTCTAATACGAGATAAGCCAATACCTACTCCACCACCTTGAGATGATAATCTCATTAATTCTGAGTTAGCATCAGCGATACCTTCAATACTATCTCCAACATCAATACCAAAACATGAAATTGGCATTCCGCGCTCTGTACCTAGGTTTGATAGTACGGGTGATGCTAAACATAACCAGTTCTTAACTATTGCCTCATAAAAGAATGGTTGTAAATCTTTACGTTTCAATCTGCGTGCTGCTGATTTAGTTACTCTCTTATATGCGTCAAATACATCTTCATCAGGTAGTAAATAACCTTTTGAAATCATACTAACTGC